AACAAGACATGCGCATCAGAATCGTCACTTTGTTCAGTTTCTTGCTGGCGTTACTGACGCCGGTCTTTGCCGCGGCACAGGGCTTTACCCCTGCGGGCGGTCCACCTTGGGTCTACGCTGACAACTACGGTCGGTTTGTTCTGCAGGGTCAGCAGCCGAATGTCTACACCTTCCAGGTGTCGGGCTTTTCGCCTTGCCAGATCACCCAGCTGAACTTCTCGGATCAGACCACCTTCTATGCATTTAGCAATGCGGCGGCGCTGGCTCCGGTATTCATCCAGGACAACAACTCCGCAAACTCGGAAGTTGTGACCCCTGGCAGCTATCTGGCTCCGACAGAAACGACCTGCGGACCAGCACTATCCCCCACCAACTCGCATACGACTTTCTCGCTCCAGTCCGGCACGGGCGGGTTGCAGGAAGCTCTGAACGCGCGCGCCACCAAGTCTGCGACGATCATCCTCAGCAAAGAGTGGTACAGCCTGATTTCGGGCATCTCTGGCTCGAACGCTACGCTGCTCAACAGCACCACCCCCGCCGACGTGATCACCAACGCAACCTGCGCCACCACTGGCGGAACGGTAGTAATCGACGTAACAGCAACGCCATGGGCTCAGTACGGTTGCAATGCCTCGCATAAGCTCACACTGCTCACGCCGGCTCCTAAGCCTGCCGTGGCGGCGGGTGCAGGTGCTGGTACGTCTCCCACCATCGCGATCGTCGCGGGTTCTAACCAGAGTACTGGGACGATTACCTTGACCACAGGCACAACGCCAACGGCCTCGGCGATTGTCTTTACGGTTACATTCTCCGCTCCAGACTACGGCGGCGGGTTCGTTTACAACCCCAATTGCACCGTTACATCTGTTGGTTCGGCAAACTCTTATTCTGGCGGAACTGTCAGTTATCCCGTCACTGGAACTGGAACGACCCCAGGAACTATGGCCTACACCGCAAGTGCAACCGCTTTGACGGCATCAGTTGCATACAAATTTACCTATAGTTGCCACTAGTACTGATTAACTTCGTTCGTGGCGGGTACATCGTTATTCGCCACGAACGAAAACGACCAAACACAAAAGGAATAGACACGATGAATACAGGATTTAGCGCAGCAACCACATCACTCACCGATCTAGTTGTATCCAGTTCTCCTGAAACCATATTTACCCCATCTGAAGATGGTCTTTATTTAGTCTCTGCGTACGGAGAAGATTTTCCCATCGCACCACTTCCGTTCGATGTTATCGAATACTCCACCGTAGATGACAGCGGATCTCAAACGTTCCAGAACGGATTCATGATTTCTGGAACAAGCCTTTCAATTTCTCCAATTCTCCTTCGCCTTGTCTCAGGAAATGCTGTTGCCATTAGCTTTCTAGGGTCATCCACCCAAAGCATGACCGGAACTCTGGGCTTTTCTATCGCAAAGGTTGGATAGGCGGGATATACAACGCATATCTATAGGGTGGGCTAGAGAAATTGCTAGCCCATCCCATCTTTCAAAGGGTGGTATATGAAGAAACTGCTTTCGGTACTGCTGGTGACTATAGGATGCGCGATGGGAACGCATGCGCAGGTCATCGGCCTGAATCCTACCCCTCAAGCAGAGTTTTACTGGAACACCTCCACCAATCAGTGGACCGCCTGCACCAACTCTTCGACAGCCCAACCCTTCCCCAGTACCCCTCAGGCCTTTGTGCAAGAGGGATTCAACACCAGCCTTGGAAAGTGGACGCCTGTAACGCAGTGCTCTTCTGGAAGTGGCGGCGCAAGTATCACCGTCAATGGCGGATCTCCACTAACATCACCGGTAAACTTCCAGAACTCTGGCGGCGCGGGAGAAATCAACTTCACCAACCCTTCCGGCAGCAACGTTCAGGCGACTGTCGCCAATGCCTTTATCACTGTTAATGGGATAACCATTCCCCTCGGCTCATCCGGCCAACTCCCCCCCTTCTGCGCTGGGCCAACATGCGCAAACTATGATCAAAACAACCCCACCTTTACGACCCAGGTAATCACAACTACGGCAGCCATCACCTCGACGTCTCTGGTGGTTCCAGTTGGCTCAACAGTGGGGTGGCCGTCGACGGGCTGCGGCTGGACGAATGGCGTTGTCGAAGCGATTTGCTGGGACTCGACTACCTCCACATCCCTAGTCCTAAATCAACTGAACGGACGCCGTGGAATCAATGCATACACGGCTGCCTCTCATGGGTCGGGAACCAATATTGAGGGCGCTGTCTACACATCAGCCGCCAGCCCCACGTCGCCACAGAACATCCAGGTATCCTCAGTCGGCCAACTTGGCTTCTACAACGGCATCAACCCAGGCGTGAACTTCAACACGGCTTATGGTGGCACGGTCTATATGCCTGGCTTGCTGGCGGCAGAAGGTGGAATCTATGCGCCTAACGGCATAGCTTTTCAACCTGGGGGCGGCAACTTCGTCAACAGCCGGTCGAGTGCAACGTCACAGTTTGTAACCTGCACGCCGGTTGGAACACCCAGTGGCCTGTTCTGCAACGATGAAGGAAATTGGGTAGCGGGTGGCAGTGGTGGTGGCATCTCTGGGTTGACGCCGGGCTTCTTACCTCAAGCAGCCTCTCCAACTTCAATTGCGGATGGACCGATCGACAACGCGGTCACCAACTTTGGTGTGCTGACTTCAGCCCTGCCCCTGTACGTGAACCCCACAGATGGGAATGATCAGACATCCCTCGTTGTTAGTGAAGAAGTGAACGGCCAAAACTCGTCTGTGTTTGATGTGGGCACTCTTTTTGGCGCGCCCCTATTCTCTGTGTACGGGGAGGGAAATGCACCCGTAGGTGGGTGGGTTGGTGTGCAACATGGGATAGTGTTGGGAAATATTCCACCGTTTGCTTTCGCGCCTGCTGATAACTCCCTCTGCGGCACGCTTGGAGGGCCAACCCTATATGCCATAAGTTGCCTATCAATTCTGCCCACAGGTATGGGCCTTACCGCCTACCCGATAGGCTCGTTAGGAACTGGTTTACCCTCCATCATATTTGCCGTCAGCGGAACAAGCGGCGGCACGCCCGCCACGATAGCTACGGTCGATCCAGTGGGCCTAGAACTCAACTACCTAACCCCCAGCAACAGCCCGCTCTGCTATCCGACAGGTTCCCCTGCAGTAGTGACGAACGTGGGTTGCGCGGGCGGCGGCCTCTCTGGCCTGGTAACAGGCTTCTTTCCCATTGCCACATCTTCGTCAACCGTAGGAAACTCCAACCTCGACTACAACATCACGAACGCGGGAGACTTCACCTTTGGCGACCCTGTGCTTATGCCGACAGGTAGCGAGGTGAACGGCTCTCTGATTTGCACCGCGGCGAATGCTCTATGCCCGGCTACTTCTGGAATCATTTCGATCACCGGTGGGGTATCTACCGTTACCGGAGCGGTTTCTATCGTCGGCCCGGGCGTCACGCAGGCGGGCAACACCTTCACAATAGCTTCCGGTGGCGGTGGGTGCTCTATCGGAACCTGCATTCAAAATAACGGCACGGCCAGTCAATTCCTAACACAGGCGATAGGAACGTCCCTTTCCGTGAACGGGGTTGGGTCGAATGGAGCCAGTCCATGGAACCTCCGCGCCGACACGTTCTACAGTTACGGAGCGGGTTCCAACAATGGCATCTCCTATAACGGAGCTCCTGATTGGACGATCATCGCCGAGAATCCTGGCAACTTTATGTCCGCGACGGCTGGCATCTCTCAATACGAGAAGTGTCTATTCACGCATACGGCAGAAGGTGATTCTCAGTGCGGCTACGATTACTTTTCCATTTACGGAAACCTGGTCAACGCCAATGACGAAGGGGGAACCTACCGGGCAGCGCACATCCAACAAATAGGTGAGTTTGCGGGACCAATAACTTCGGTCACATCGGGTGCGAACAGCACCACGCTTCTAACCGTGACAGGTCCGTCATGCTTCTTCAACTGCTCTACGCTCGCCTTCAATTCATCCCAGTTCCCCGTAGGTGGATGGATGGTGAACCAAACTACAGGGACCAGCGGTCCTTATACGATCAGCGCCTACACGCCGAACGTCGACGGAGCAAACGAATATACGTTCAGTTCTGGTACCGTGACCCCATCGACAGCCATCGGAACCATTGCGAGTTGCACATCCAGCCTTCATGGTCAGTTCGGCATCTACGGAACTCAGACCTGTGCGGTCAACGTGGTTCTTGGGTCTTTCGTAACTGGCTCCGACGTCTACCATATTGGCAGGAATACGGAAGAGGATACGGGCGTCACCGTTACTGGCAGTGGAAGCACGCAAACGGTCGTTATGCAATCACAATGGCCCTTTGTTGCGGGAGACTTTTTAGGCCAGGGTGGCCCCGGTGGATTAGTTTTTGGTCCTAATGGCTCAAGCGTGTCTCGTGCTGACTTCATTGGCGGCGCTCCCGATTCAACGCACATCTTCTTCGGTCACTGCGTCAAAGGAGCCTGTGGCAGCGGCGGAAACGTCATCAAGCCCAGCACGAACACCATTGGCACGGTCACCCTAAGCCGCGCTAGCGGAACAGTAACGGCCACATCGACAAATGGACCGCCCAGCCCTTGGTTTTGGCCTGTAGGTTCTCAGATCGTCGTGACGGCTGCGGGGGGTGATCCAGACGGTTTCGACGGAACCTTCACCGTCGTTTCCAACACCTACAACTCGTTCAATACGGTCATCACCTGGGCGCAGTCGGGCGCGACTCAAACCGTCACTGGTGCGGTTCTTTCGGAACCACTACCGCAGATAAAGATGTATCAGGCCGCGATGATCGTCGGTACGGCTAACGGCACGATAGGAAGTGCCAACCTAGCAACAAACCAGTGGACATGGAATGTCTCGGACTCGGTAATTGGGGCAGCCTCCTCGGAAGTTCTTTTGGCCGCGCAGAATTACTACGTCAACCAGACGGCACCGACCGATTTTAGTTATCCATCTTCTGGCGTAACGGTCATCGATGGTGGACCCGGAGATGTTCTGTATGCGTTTGGGGCGGTCAACACCCCGTCCAACGGAGTGGCACCGGAGGCATTCTATGCCAACGGATCCTACGGCAACATCTTTTACACAAACTACGACCCGGCCAACAACGGAGCGATTATTTGGGACAATGGCGCAAATCCGGTCGCCGGGTCTTCAGCGATGCCCTTTTACTTGTTCCGTAGAAACGGCTCCTTCCTATCGATACTCATGGACCCATCCGCCGACAGCTACACATTCGGCAATCAAGGCGGGGGGACGATCGTCGCGAAGAGTTTCCAGAGCTTCTTGGGCGTGCCGAGTATCTTCTCTGCGGGTACAACAATCGGGGGTTCTGCGGTCTGCCTGGTAAGTGGAACTAACTGCCCAAGTAACGGCATCACGGGCGGCACGACAGGCTACGTGGGAATCTTTGGCAGTTCGACCTCCATATCGAGCGGTATCGCACTGGGAACGACCGGAAGCGATATACCGCAACTCTCAGGTGGGTTGCTGGCATCATCGACTGTGCCTTGGGCTGTGCCCGGAGCCATCGGGTCGACGACGCCGAATAGTGGGGCGTTTACCACTTTGACGGCAACGAGCCTTGCGCTTGGATCATCACCTCCGACCTGTGGCTCTGGAGTATCCGGTTGCGGAGCTTTCGCGGAAGCAGGAACCGCCGTAACGGCTACTGCCGGCGTGGACACAATACGCGCGGACTCCTCTCACCTGTTCAAGGTTGATCTCAACGGCGGCTCAGAGTTTACGTCGCTGATGAATTTCTCAACTGTGAACCTGGCTAGCTCTGCGGCCGGTGGCGTTACTGGGCTCCTCCCCAATGCGAACATCGCAAACCCGTACACGGCAATTTCTAACCCGATAACCTCGGCAACCGGAGGAAGCGGAACGGGAACGATAACCTGCCTGACGACTGCGTGCACGAATCTCCGCGGCACCTACTCTGTGGCTGGTGGAACCTTCACCACGGGCACATTCTTGACGTTGGTGTGGCCGACCACCACGACCGCCTATGCATGCACTGTGACCCAAAATGGCGGCGCCGGGTTAGGTGTCGGAAACTCAGTCGCAACCGCAACGGGCGTTAGCTTCTCCAATACGGCCACGATTCTTGGCACCACTGTAACCGTGAACTATAGCTGCCAACCATAGGTGAAAACAATGAAGAAGATTCTTTGCGGGTTAGTGATGTTGGGTATGGCGGCGATCGGGAGCGCGCAGTCGACCCCACCGCTGCGGACAATCATGCTGTCTTCAGATGGCGGCAACACATTCCAGCCCGATACGTCTTCCTCGAGTGTCTTCCTCGGCGACCCCAACGCAACCCCCCCAGGTTTCGTTCCGATGTGCTCGAGCAATGGGCTTCCGCCATTCTCGCAATGCTCTTTCGGTGGAGGAGGGGGATCTGGAACGGTCACATCTGTCTCTGGCCTAACGCCACTCTTCAGCGTCACCAACCCTACGACCACGCCGACATTCGCGCTTAGCAATGCGGCAGGAAACACCCTGTTCGGCAACTGCACAGGCTCTACAGCGGCACCGAGTTACTGTGCGCTTACGGTGGCCATGCTGCCAACCGGAATCCCGAACAGCAACCTCGCGACCCCATTCAACGCCCTATCCGGCGATGCAACCAGCACATCAACGGGCGGAGCAACGACAGTAAAGGGCATCAATGGTACGCTCCTGTCTGGGTTGGCTACGGGGCCCCTCTACAATACGACCACGACGGGCGTACCCTCCATTGGAACGCCGACGCCGTCAAGCTCCATCTTCTACATCGCCTCTTCCTGTAACGGCCTTACGAATTGCCTAGCATGGGTGGACGACGATTCAACGGATAACTGCGGGTCGGCCACCACGGCCTTCATGACCGCGATCAATTCCTATGCAGGCCCCGGAGAAGCCCACGTATACATCGAAGGCTCGGGATCAGGTAAGGCTTACAAGTTGGCGAGTTGCAATCTCGCGTTTACCGGCCCATCAGGAACGGGCGGTACAGCAGGAAGCGCTAGCATCCAATCCTTCGCGACAATTGATTGCGCTCAAACAGGCGGCAACTGCATCCAAGGCGGTAAGACAGGATGTCCGACAGGCAGCGCATTCTACTCTACAGGCTGCCACGATTTCACTTGGCGCGGCGGTACGTTTGTGGGTGGTGTTGGTCTAGGCACCGCCATTTTCGAGATTGAGCCGGGGATGAACGTTGACATCATCGACGATGTGACCTTCAATAACACTGGCGCTGGAAACGCTACTCTCGGGACATGTACGAACTACACCGTCCAATGGGATACATGGATTGCGACCAGCGAATTTTCCAGAAACAAGTTTCAGGGTAACGTGGCTGGCCAATGCTTTTCTAAAAACGTGGACATTACTGGCGGCGCGAATACTATCGTATTCACGAACAATTCGATTCAGCACACGAGTCCAGCGCTGGGCGGAACTTGCGGTGGCGTCCTTCATACTGATTCGAGTATGCACAGCACGATAGACAACAACGCTCTCTTCGGCTTTGCAGTCGTACTGGATCTCTATCAATCCTCTTCGGCAACCATAGAGGGTGGTTGGATGATAACGGGGAACAATGTTGATACGGGGACGTGTACCGTTCCCGGAGGCGTTTCCGCATCAGTCCAATTTGGACTTGCCTCGAATAATGCGGCTGTCGGTCCAGTGACGCTCGCTAACAACAACGGCTACACCAGTCCCCTGATTGCTCAAAACCATGGGTCCACGGCCGCCATGCAAGGCTGGTCGATCACTGGCAATAATACAACGCAAGGTAGCTCGTTCTTGATTGGCGGCTCGAATACCGCATGTTCGGCGTTCAATGGCCTACCCTGCTACTTGGGAGCGAACCCCGGCTACCCTACGACAGCATCAGGAGGTGCGGCTTACGTCGGTTTCACGGTATTAGGGGCAGCTACTGGTAGCACAACATGGCCCCCAACTGCCGCTATTCCAACCTTCTCCCCAGCAGCGGGGGCAGTAACTTCTGGAACAACCGTGACCACCAGTTGTACAGGCGGCTCTCCCTATATCTCGACAGGAAGCACGGCGGTCGCGGGTGCAACGGGAATTGCGGTGAGCACCGCCGAAACGTTGTATGGGTCATGCCAAGGCAGCGGCTACTTCAGCACGGGTTCTGCGCTTTATACGATTAGCGGCGTCACCACTTATCTGCTTACAACTTTCAATGAGGCGTCGAGTGGCAGCCTTCTAGCCGGGACGACCCCTGCTACTTGCAGTGGCTGCACGACCGCGTGGGTGAACACGTCCAACAACTGGACATATGGGACAAATCTTGCCACCACTTCCACGCCGGGTTCCTCTGGAGTTACGATTGCTCAAATTACTACGGGCCATGCAAACGCCACGTTTCGAGCAACGATCTCGTCCTGTATTACTCCTTTCGGCTGCGAGCTATTTGTACGGAGAACAGATACCAATAACTACGCCTACATTTACATGAGCAGCGCGGGTACGCAACTGTTTGATGTGGTTGCTGGGGTTCAAACGCAGATAGGTTCAACGATCACGGGCACTACCTTTGCTGGCAACTATACGGTCGTGATGAGTGGAACCGCTATTTCCTTAACTACTCCGAATGGGACAACCAGCGGCACCACAGCCAACACGGGAACGGGTATCGGCATGAACTTATTTACAGGCAGCGGGACACCTTATGTCGTAACCACAGTGTCGCTGGCGAGCAGCTAATGAAGACTCTTATCCTATTAGCCGCACTGCTGTTCTCTTCGCCTCAGGCGTTCGCGCAAGCCCCTGTCTGCATGTACCAGGACAACCTCTCAGGGCCTGCAACAGGCGGCGAGGGCGGCGGCGGAATCTATGTGGACGTGTTCGGGGCTAACTTCGGCTCGTCGCTATCGACTATCTCGATCACGGTGAACGGCACGGCGGTCACGAACAAGATTTACCTTGGTGCCGATAAGACAGGCGACAGGCAGCAACTGGGTTTTCAGGTCGCATCAGGCACGACGGGAAGCGGCAACATCGTCATCACCACGCCGGGTGGCTCCTGCTCCAACATGACGTTCACCGTCCGAACCGCAGCGATCTACTTCATTGGCTCGGGTATCGACAATGTTACGACCGGAACATCCTTCTCCTGCGCGAATCTCAAGAATGGCACGGCTGGTGACGGCTTGGGCGGCATGGGAACCCCCGCGAGCCCATGGACGATGACCAGTACCCCTAGCACGCAGATCAATGGCGGGGGTAGTAATGTCTCTCCACCCGCGAATGCTCGCGTCCCGCTGCTGTACTACCAATGCATCAATGCTGGGGATGTGATCGTTTTACTGAATGGGTTCAACTACCCTTACGCGGACGGCGGCGGACTCTTCACGGCGTGGCAAATGGACATGGGGTTCACGGCTACCTCAGCCGCTCCAACTGTCCTCATGGCTCGCCCAGGGGCTACGGCAACCATCGGTGACGGCGTGCACGCCTCAACGGGCATCCGCGACTATGCTGATGTGGGAACGGTCATCTCCGGGCTGACGATATTGGGCCAAGGAAATTGCCTCTCGTTCACCGAGCCGCCTACTGGACCGTTTATGCGGACAGTCAACAACATACTCACCGCTCCGACCGGTTCTGGCTCCTCGGCGTGTCTTACAGGCGGTCAAGAAGCTCAAGTCAACGTCGGGACATTTGTCCTCGGCAACTACCTGCACAACAGCAGTTGCTCCGATGCGGGCGGCGTATCCAACAAGCAGTACCACTCGATTTATCTGACAGGCAATCAGGTGGTTGCGGACTACAACAAGATTGACGACTGCACCTGGAACGGCATCCAGTGGAACTACTTCACCGATACGTCCCTCGGTTTTGGCAACGGCGAGTTTGCCTACAACGACATCACCGACGTGAACGGTGCGGGCATCAACATCGCTACGTGGGATAGTGCGCAGGGACCGCTGAACATCTTCGGGAACATCATCCACCACGTCGGGCTTCAGCCCGCCAGCGACTCAGACGGCGTCCACACCTGCCTCTCATTCCCCGGCGAGGCAACTAGCGCGGTAGGCTCGGGAACGGCGCAGGTTTATAACAACACCTTCTACGATTGCAGTGTCTACGTGAATTCGTCCAGTAGCACGTTCGCCGCGGCGATTGCATATGGCTTTGAGACAGCGCAGACCCCGTTCACTGTTCACTTAACGAACAACATCATCTACCAGCCTGCGTACGCCAACACGTCGTCCTTCAACATCCTTTTCGGTGGCGGCTCCCCGCAGGCGATCCTCACTGGGTCGAACAACCTCTTCTTCTATGGCGGAACGCCGAGCGGGACGACACCAGCCTCCAGCCTCACGTCGCTGAGTCTGCCAACCAATCCGCTATTCGTAAGCGCCACCAACGGCCCGTGGACGAACTATGAGCTTCAGGCGGGCAGCCCAGCTATTGGAGCGGGAAGCAATGCGCTGTTCCCAACCAATGACTTCGCTGGAGTACCCTTTACAAACCCGCCGTCGATCGGGGCTCTTCAATACGTCGCGGCGCCAACCTTCCTCGGAGTGTCAGTTTCTTCGGGAGTTTTCATATCACCAGGAGTATCGTTCCACTAAAGGAGAAATATGAAGCGTCTAGCCGCACTCTTTGCTGCAATCATCGTACTTTCCCTCCCAGCTTTGGCCCAAACTAAGCATGCTATGTTGGGCGTGTCCTTTGGGCAGGCTGCCGGCGCTCCCACTGCTACTCTGACTTGGCAGCAATTGAGTCCTCTACCAACCGGGACCACGGTCAATGTGTACCGCTGTGCCGGGACCTGCACTGCGTTGACGGCCTTCACTCCGCTCGTTACGGGGATCGCGCCCACGGCGCAAGGAGCAACGGCCACTTACGTCGACAGCAGCGTAGTTTCTGGGACCTATTCGTACTACGTCGCGAACGTAAACGGCGCGCAAGTAAGCGCATCCAGCATTGTGAGTGGCACTCTCCCTCTCCCCGCCCCCACCGGTCTCACCGTCACAGTCAACTAACTGGCTGGGGAAGCTGTTTGAATGGCTGTTTGGATGGCTGAAAGACTTGTTCTAGACCTCCTCGGGGGTGCGGTAGAGAATCTAACCAGAGGTGGGGGCAGTGGAATCGAGTCTGCGAGAAGAGGTACAGGCGATGATCGGCGCAAAGATGCTAGAACTGCACGGACAGAACCTCGAGCGGTTCGGCAGGATCGAAGAACGTATCATTGGCATCGATGGCAACGGCACTGGGCGCGAGGGTGCACTCCAGCGCCAGGATAAGGTGCTAAAAGCCATCGATGCCAAGGTTGACCAACTCGGGGATAACGTCGCGACCCTCGTCACGGCAACCACTACCGTTCGCAGGGACAAGGTGTGGGGAGTCGTAAAATGGCTGCTTGGTGGTATAGGCGGTCTGGGCATGCTAATTCTCGGCCACTATCTAGGAGCAAAGTGAGCTTTACCAAAGCCCAAATCGCTGCGGTATGCAAGGAGTTTGGTCCTAAGGTTGAGCCGCTTCCGGATGGCGTCGACGGCGCACAACTGCTTTGGGCGCTATCCGGCAATGAATCCAGTTTTGGCCTAAATGTGACTCCTCGGCATGAGCCAGCCTATGACTTTGGTGGATCTTACGCGGGGTCTGGAAATATGCCCACACTCTTGGAGGAATACGGTCATGCCGCAGCGTGCAGCTATGGGCCATGGCAGGTAATGCTGACTAATGCTGCGACGTTCGCGCCTGACGACTTCACCGACCTAGAAACGGCGTGCCAGGCCAGCGTTAGTGCCCTCAACAGCCTTCTGCGGCGGTTCAAGCCTGGTTCACTCGTGCAGATCGGGCAGTGCTGGAATCATGGAGAACCAACGTCGACGCCTAACGCAGGGGTTCTGGCGTATACCGTCGAATTGCAGCAGAACTACAATATTCAAATGCCGGAGGAATCATGAGCGATACCCAAACCTACATCCTTACCGACCCAACGGCGCTAGCTGCGAAGATCGAGGCTGCGGGCGGTCCTCAACTCGATCCCACCAAGCCCACGGGCACGGCAGAGGCAGACGGCGTAACCATTGGCTGGACGATTGCAGCTGGCAAGATCACCGTTACTCTGCTCCGTAAGCCTTGGTTGCTGGGTGACGGCGTTATTTGGGGCCATGTAAACAGACTCCTAGGAGACCCGTTATGAACAAGTTGAACGTATTTTGGCAGAAGATTCCACCGCCCGTAAAGCAGTGGCTGAAAGGCCTAGAGGTCGCTGTGGTGACCGGCTGCATCTCAGCTATCGTGGCCGCGCCCTTCGCCGACTTTGGCACCAAGGCGGGCATCACCAAGTTTGCGCTAACAATCGTCGCAACAGCTGGCGGGTGCGTGCGCTTATACTTGGCTCAGTCGCCTATCCAGGCCGTCCTCAAAGAATCTGTAGAGGTCAAGCAGGAAACTCCGGCCGGGACCACAACGGTCTCCGCGGAGAAAATCTCTCAATAAGGAGCCTCACCCAATGAAGCGCTACTTGCCCTCCGTCGTAATCGCTATCCTTTGCTCAACCCTCGCATTCAATACGATTGGCTGCAGCGGCCAACAGACCGCCGCCGAGCTAATCGCAACCGTTGGAACCGCTGTCGCCGCTCTGGAAACCCTTGAGGGCAACACCGCTAATGTCGCCAAGATTCAGGCGGACACCCAGGCTGCCGAGACCGCCATCGCCAACTGGAAGACGGGCACACCCGCGCAGGATGTTCTGCAGGTGCTGTCGATTCTTCAGTCGGACCTCAGCCTGTTGCCCATCGGCGCGCAGGACCAAGCCCTAATCCAGCTTGCCCTTGGAACGGTGGAGCAGATCATCATGCTGTTTCCGACCTCGACTCCAGCAGTTTCCGCAGTGCGTCAAGTGCATCTGACGGTAACCGTCCACAACAAGGGTGATTTCCGTAAGCAGTGGAATTCGATCATCGCGGCAAACCCCGCATTGGCCGGCGCTGCAATCAAGTAGATGGCCGATCTAATTTGTCGGTTCATCAAGACGAAAGACCCCATCGCCGACGGTATCGCCTGGTGGACAAACTCAGAGTGGGACCATTTTGAGTTTGGGACGCCAGATGAGACCTGGCTGGGAGCTCGGGCGGAAGGTGGGGTGCAGGAACGTTTCGCGACGTACTGCACCCCCATCCGCGAGCGACGGTATGCTCGCACTGTGACCGACGAGCAGCTCTCCCTGATTATGTCCAGGGCGCGGGCGAAGGTGGGCACCAAATACGACTTCATGGACATCGCCGGCCTGTTGCTGCACAATCGGTGGCTAAGCCTCCAGCCCACAGACAAAGAGATTTGCAGCATGTACGGGACCGAGATGCTGCTGAGCATCTACCAAGCCAGGGATCTCCTCAACGTCCTCCCCAACTTCACGCCGCTCATCACCCCTGAGATGCTGCACCTTAGTCCTCTGTGGGTAGAGAGTGACCTTTGCAAGTGCATCTATTCGCTAGGAGTCTGACCCATGAGCCACATTCTCAATGTCCGCAAGGATACTTTTGATCCTCGCGACCACGTAGTAGCCCCCAACGCTCCCGCGTCTCCGCTGATCATCAGCTACCGCTCGCAGGTGCCATACATCAAGGATCAGGGACAATTGGGCAGCTGCACGGCCCACGCCGCAACGGAACACTTTGAGCGGGCCGTCCGCCAGATGAAGTCTCAGGTACCCCTAAGCTATGCCCGAGCCACCATCCGCCTCTCTCCCCTCTTCCAGTACGCCCAGGAGCGCATCGCCGAAGGAACCTTTGCGGAGGACGCCGGCGCAGACTCCCGCACCATCTTTACCGTGCTGAGCTCGGTTGGGTGCTGTCTTGAGTCCTCAGATCCCTATGCCTCCACTAATCTGCTAAAGATGCCCACCGCAGCACAAGTGGCAGAGGCGGCCAATTTCAAGTTTCAGGCCTACCATCGCATCATGGACGTCGCCACCGCAAAGACGGTCCTGCAATCGAACTACACCTTTACTGTGGGAACCCCACTCTTCCAGCAATTCCAGAGCGACCAGGCCGCGGAGGACGGATTGATTGCCATGCCATCGGGTTCCTCGATCGGCGGCCACGAAATGCATGTTATAGGCTGCGATGATACAAAGCAGGTTCTCGGGCAAGTTGGGGCATTTGAGTGTCAGAATTCATGGGCGGACACGTGGGGAGATAAGGGATTTGCGTGGATCCCCTACGCGTACTTTGAAGCGCTGCAAGATCAATGGGATTTTTGGCTCGGACACTATGGCCGTCAATGGCAGGCTCAGTAGGCGTTCCCGAACTCGCCCTGCACCGGGGTACCCTCGACCTCACCCCACCGCATGTATGCTCCGTTGAATTTCACTTGGCAGGTTCCGGTATCGCCTTCTCTCTGCTTGGCGATGATAATTTCGTCTGGTTCCTGGCTCTTGCGATCAAAGTAGATTGGCCGATGAAGGAACTGGACCATGTCGGCATCCTCTTCGATATCTCCTGAGTCTTTGAGGCTGTCCATGTGGGGGCGTGCGTCGCCTTTGCCATCGTGCCGGCGAAGTTGGCAGAGCAGCACTACCGCAATGTCTATCTCCTGTGCGGTCTGCTTTAGGCTGTCAGTCTGCTCTCCGATGATTTCGTGCTTGGGCATCCCCTTGCGGTAAACGTCGGTACTCTTCAACTTTGATAGCTGGTCGATAAAGGCTATGTCAAGACCTCCCCGGCGCTTCATGGAGCTGCACATGGCCCGGATGCGTGTGCAGGTCATCCTGGTGGAGTCGGTGATGTACAGCGGAGCGTCCATAATGCGAGACTGGGCGTCTTGCATCCCATGGCGCTGTTCGCGGGTAAGCGTGCCACCTTGGATATCTCGATAAGGCACGCTGGCGACGTTTGAAAGCATGCGGCGAATAAAGTCGTTCTTGTCCTGCTCGAGAGTAAAGATCGCCGTTGGACGCTTCAGCACTACTGCTGAATGATAGGCGTCGCAGATCATTCGAGCGGTTTTGCCCATGGAGGGTCTGGCCGCGAGGATACTCAACGCCTTGGGCTGGTAGCCCATAGTCATCTTGTCGAATTCCGTAATGCCCGTGTGGATGCCCTGCACGGTCGCCATGCGCTCGTACATCTCATCGATGCTTCCGTAGGCGAAGAATACCTTGGAGACGTGCTCGAGCTCTTGGGTGACCCCTTCCGCGAGTAGGTTCTGCATTTGCTCGGCGATGGCGGGGATTATGGTCTCGGCGCTCTCTTCGTCTGCCGCGGCGACCATGCCGTCATTGAAGACGTTGGAGAGGCGCCGGCCCACACTCTTGGCCTTTACGATCTTCACATAGCTGTCGACGTTTGGTTTTGCGGGGATGCCCTCGGTGAGCATTGCTAAGTATGCGGGCCCGCCCACAGCATCAAGCTCTTTACGTTTCCCCAGCGTGTCCATCACCGTAACCAGGTCAACAGACTGATTATTGGCCAGCATGT